AGAATTTTCTTGATACCAATCCCGATGGGTATTGTCTCTATTTTGATACTGAGGCAGCTATCACCAAGTCCCTTCTTGAATCTAGAGCTATTGATACCTCACGCCTTGTAGTCGTGAACGTGGTTACTGTTGAAGAGTTCCGTAGCAAAGCACTCAAAGCAGTAGATATATACTTAAAAAAACCTGAAGGAGAACGCAAACCATGTATGTTTGTATTAGACTCTTTAGGTATGCTCTCCACCGAGAAAGAAATTACTGACGCACTCAACGACAAGCAAGTTCGGGACATGACCAAATCCCAACTGATTAAAGGTGCGTTCCGTATGCTCACTCTTAAGTTGGGTCAGGCAAACATTCCCATGATTGTTACCAACCACACCTACGATGTCATCGGTTCTTATGTTCCTACTAAAGAGATGGGTGGTGGTAGTGGCCTTAAGTATGCTGCCTCTACGATCATATATCTTAGTAAGAAAAAGGAAAAAGATGGAACAGAAGTCGTTGGAAACATTATCAAGGCAAAGACTGCTAAGTCGCGTTTGAGCAAGGAGAACAAAGATGTGGAAGTTCGTCTGTATTACGATGAGCGTGGTCTTGATAGATATTATGGTCTTCTTGAACTCGGTGAACTGGGCGGTCTCTGGAAAAACGTCGCAGGACGTTACGAGATGGACGGTAAAAAAATCTATGCCAAACAAATCCTCAAAGAACCAGAAGTTTATTTTACTCCAGAAGTGATGGAGAAACTTGACGAAATTGCAAAGACTGAATTTAGTTATGGAGCCTAATGGACAGGATTGAAACTACAGTACTATCAAATTTAGTTTACAACGAGAAGTTTTGTAGGAAAGTTCTACCGTTCATTAAATCTGAATATTTTGATAACAAACCTGAACGTATCATTTTTGATATTGTATCTGAGTTTGTTATGAACTATGGTAAGATGGTTACCAAAGAAGTTCTTTATGTTGAAATTAGTAATTATTCGGATGCATCAGATTCTGAAATTTCTGAGGCATCTAATCTAGCAAATTCTTTTGCTGACAATAATTCTGACTATCAATGGTTGCTGGATAGTACAGAGTCTTGGTGTAGAGATCGTGCTATATACTTGGCACTTATGGAGTCAATTCAAATTGCTGATGACTCTACACAGAACAGGGATTCTATCCCACATATTTTAACTGAAGCACTGGCAGTTTCTTTTGATCATAATATTGGTCATGATTATCTGCAGAACTATGAAGAACGCTATGAGTATTATCAAAAAACGGAGGATAGAATTGAATTTGATCTCGAATACTTTAATAAAATCACGAAAGGTGGTCTCCCTAACAAGACTCTTAACATCGCGCTTGCTGGTACAGGCGTCGGGAAGTCTTTATTCATGTGCCATGTGGCTAGCGCCGTCTTGCTCCAAGGACGGAACGTTCTGTACATTACAATGGAAATGGCAGAAGAGAAAATTGCTGAGCGAATTGACGCAAACCTATTGAATGTTGATATACAAGGTATTCAAAATTTGAGTGAGGATAAGTTTAAAACTAAGGTTTCCAATCTATGTAAAAAAACTCAAGGTTCTCTTATAATTAAAGAGTATCCTACAGCGACTGCACATGTTGGACACTTTAAAACATTGCTTAGTGATCTCGCACTTAAGAAGTCATTTAGACCTGATATTATTTTCGTTGATTACCTTAATATATGTGCTTCCAGCAGGTATCGCGGAAATGGGTCTATCAATTCATATTCGTATATCAAGTCTATTGCTGAAGAGCTTAGAGGGTTGGCTGTTGAAACCTCGGTCCCTATCGTATCTGCCACCCAGACCACTCGTTCTGGTTATGGTAGCAGTGACATTGACCTTACTGATACTTCTGAGTCCTTTGGTCTCCCTGCTACTGCTGATCTTATGTTTGCCCTTATTTCTACAGATGAGCTTGAAGAGTTGGGACAAATTATGGTGAAGCAGTTGAAGAATCGATACAATGATCTGTCCGTCAACAAAAGGTTTGTAGTGGGTATTGACAGATCAAAGATGAGGTTGTATGATTGTGAACAGTCTGCTCAGAATAACATTACAGATTCTGGGCAAGACGAATCTGAACAGCAACCAGTTATTAACAAATTTGGAGGACTTAAATTCTAATGGCAAACGTTGACACTGAAAAGTATCTTGGTTTTGTGAAAGAGGTTACTAGTGCGCCTAGTCTTGATTGGCCTGTTCTAGCAACTCGTCTTAGTGATTTGGAAGTTAATGATTGCAACGTCACTCAACTTCTGACTGCTGCTCTTGGACTGACTGCTGAATCAGGTGAGTTTACTGAAGTTGTGAAGAAGATTTTCCTTCAAGGTAAAACCTACAATGAAGAGAATGTCTTTCATATGAAGCGTGAACTGGGTGACATCTGTTGGTATCTTGCTCAGGCATGTATGGCACTTGATACTACGATTGATGAGGTAATTGAAATGAATGTAGAAAAACTCAAAGCACGTTATCCTGGGGGTGAGTTTGATGTTCATTATTCTGAGAATCGTGTGGAGGGAGACCTGTGAGTATTGAAAAAACGTATAATCTTTCTTATAGTGCTAGGGATGAGAATACTAGATCTTCAATTATGGACTTGAATATTTCATTTGAGAATCCGTCAACAGAAGATCTGAAAGAGAAACTTAATATATGGTTGTCTGCAATTGGTGCAGATTGCAAAGTTAGTTAAAAACACTACATAGAAAACAATCCCTATCTAAATAAAGGTAGGGATTTCTTGTAATGATATGCGTTTAACAAAGGAAGAAATCTTGTACTATATTAATTTTTTAGAAAAGCAGATTAAACATGCTAAGACTAAAAAATTAAAGGATAAGTATACAGAGCAAATTAAGACTCTAATATATTTACTAAACAACACAAAATGAAAGCATTTAATCAGTTCGTCTCAAAGGCAAATAGTTATAAAAATATTGAACCCGATCTGACAGAAGAGCAGATACGAGAAAAATATGTTAATGGAGAAATATTTAATGAGGGATCTTTTGTTCAAAAGATTGATACTGGTGAAGTTGGTAAAATTGTTAGACGTGGGGCGAATCATTTAATCTGCGTATCTGAAGATGAAAAAGTTTTCCGAACTTGGATCACTGATGTGAAAGAAGTACAAGAAGAGGTATATGAAATAGGAACATGTAAATATAGAAAACATGCTCAGCAAATGGTTCCAGGGCAACCAGTTAAAAAATTTAGTGGGAAGATCAAAATCAAATCATCTTATAAATAACTTTAGTAAAAAGTTTTTGTCTAATTACAATGTCAAATCCCTGGTCGGAAGCTTATAAAAAATTTAGAGAAGAAAGTCTTGAAGAGGCAAGGAAACTCAAGGATGTTCAAACTGCTGGAACTCAAGGTAAGTATGATCTCAAATCCAAGGTAGCAAAGATGCGCCAAGAGGGTAAGAGTGAAATGGAGATCAAACAGTGGTTGGATAGGTATCTTCAAAACTCCAAACTCCCTGGAGAGCAAAAGGCAACCATGAGAAGTAACGCACTTCAAAGTGAGTCTGTTGTTGATGAGGGTATTCTTGATTTTTTCAATCGTAAAGATCAAGACAATGTAAGGAAGGGAACTTATCATAAAGATTCTAAGAATAAGAAAGGAACTATCTTCAGCAACGTTTCAAAGAGAAATGAGATGTTGAGAAAGGCAAGAGGTGAAGAAGCATTTCCAACAGGTGAAGTAGTTTCTGAGGGTCCTGAAGAGTATGCTGGTGGTCAACACCCCAGTAAGAGTCCTAACAAAAAGGATAGGGACAGATATGAAACTGAAAGAAGGAGATCAGAAGCTCCTAAAGGTGTAGGAGTTCCTGATAAGTCGGTTGGTTATGGTCAACTGAAGCAATCGTTTGAACCAGAAGGTGAGATGGTTAGCGAAGATCCAGTTCAAGATTACAGAGATAGAAGAAGAGCTGCTGAAAATAGATCTGGTGCTCGCGGTCCTGAATTTTCACATGGTCCTAATCCAACAGGTATGGGCACATCTAATAAAAAACCTGCTCCTACAGGTAGTAAAGAGATGGTCAAACCTAGAAGCAGAGAGTTTACTAACCCACCTTCCTGAGTCCACTTTATAAACTGGCATAC